TGAATTAAAGATGAAACAACCAGAGTTGACATTTATGGGAGTTCATGAACAACCAGATTTTGCCACATTATTTATTTTGATGTATCCAAATGGTAGAATAGTTGAATTGAAATCTTTAAAGATATATCTACAACAATACAGAGATATTATAATTTCGTATGAAAGATTGATAAATGTTATATTTGATGATATGATGAGTATTTATGAACCAGAAAGATTACGACTTGTTTTAGACTGTAACCCCAGGGGTGGAATAATGTCACGGACAACTATAGATTCAGATTGGGAAGCACTTGGTGGTGAAGAAAAATATAGCAGTTGGGGTGAAGATGTTTGGTAAAGACGATATTCTAATAGTATGTGCCCTTGAAAAAGAAACCGCTGGTGAATTAGTAGATTGGAATATATTATATACTGGAGTTGGTAAGGTCAATGCTACTTACAAATTAACACATCGATTAACTGATTCTACTCACGGTGAACCAAAAATAGTAATAAACTATGGGACAGCAGGAAGTAGAGATTTACCAATAGGTGAATTAGTAGATTGTACAAAGTTTGTTCAACGAGATATGAATGTAAGTGGATTAGGATTTATGGAAGGTCAAACTCCATTTGAAAATGATGTTCCAATAATACTGGATTCGACTGATATAAAATTTAATCCAATAGGTAAGAATTATGTGTGTGGAACCGGAGATAATTTCGTTGAAAATATTGAAGATATTTCTGGTTATATTGACGTGTTAGATATGGAAGCATACGCACTGGCAAAAGTATGTAGATATTTACATATTCCATTTATTTCATTCAAATACATTACAGATAACGCAAATGAACATGCCTCAGGTGATTGGGAAGATAATTGTTCAAATGGAATACATGAATTTAAGGGGAGAATATTAGGATGCGTTTAGCAATTGATTGTGATGGAGTTTTAAGAGACTTCATTGGTAGTGTTAAGAGAGTAGTAGCAAGAGAATGTCCAGAATACAAGGATCAATTAGATAAGTTACCAGAAAATTGGGATTTCATAACTTGGTTGACATTTTGGACAGAGGAAGAAGCTGAAGATTTTATATTTGTAAAGCATTATTATGATATATTTGTTAACGCTGATCCATACCCAGAGGCAATAGAAGATTGGCCTATATTGAAAGAATGGTCAGTAAAAAATAACCATGATTTGGTATTAGTATCAGCCCAACGAAATCAAACTGTAAATGCTACATCAGAGTGGATAGGGATAAATAAGTTTGATTTTAGAGAACTTCATTATATTAGAGAGAAGTGGCGGGTAGATGTTGATATATTAGTTGATGACAATATGAAAAAATTAAAGTCATTCAAAGAAAAATCTGTAGCAAGTGGTGATGCAATTTGTTTTAAACAACCATGGAATACTGAATTACATAACTCATATTGGACAATAGATAGATTAAGTGATATTATAGATTTAGTGGAAAATAGATTATGAATGTTTTAGTAACAGGTGGAGCAGGTTTCATTGGCACAAACTTAATTTTCAAATTACTACAAGACAGTCACAAAGTAGTTTCATTAGATAATTACAGTACAGGTAAACGAGAAAACGAAGTCAAAAATCAATGGTATAAAGGTTGTGTATATTACGATGTAGATATTACTAAAACAAAGGACTATTCATTTTTCATGGATAAAGTTGATGTGATATTTCATTTGGCGGCATTAGCAAGAATACAACCATCACTTATAGATACAGTTTCAACCATAGAAAATAATTTCAATGGTACTCTAAATATATTAGAGTATGCCAGACAAAATAGCATAAGAGTAGTATATGCAGGTTCCAGTTCATTTCACCACGGATTATATTCAAGTCCGTATGCTTGGTCAAAGTATGGTGGAGAAGAACTTTGTAAACTGTATGGTGAAGTATATGGATTAAGTACAGCAATATGTAGATTTTATAATGTATATGGAAAACATCAAGTAGAAGATGGACCATATTCAACTGTGATGGGAATATTTGAAAGACAATATAGAAATGGAGAACCACTTACAATAACAGGAAATGGAGAACAGCGACGAGATTTTACCCATGTTGATGATATTGTAAATGGATTAACATTGTGTATGAATGATAAGTTTAATGCAGATATATTTGAATTAGGAAGTGGAGTGAATTATTCTATGAATGAATTAGCTGATATGTTCGGTGGTGAAAAGAAATACATTCCAGCACGTAAAGGTGAGTATGATAGAACTTTGTGTGATTATTCAAAGACAGAACTAAAATTGGGATATAAACCAACTCGTAATATAAAAGAATATATAAAAGGAATAATTTAATGCAATACTATTTATTGATGTCTAACGACAGCGAGGCCGATACAATGTTAGAAACCAATTTACTGGGAGACGAAAGTTTTGGAGTGTTGTACACAGGACTCGCAATGATAGCATTACTAAACATAGTAAACAAGTATCCAGAAAAAATAGGAGAAGTTCGTATATTTGATGACATGGGCAAAAAATACACAGTTACAGAATTTCTTGATATTATTGCAAAGTTAAAAATAAGAAGTCAGTAAGGAGAATATAGAAATGTCTAAACATAATTGGACACGAGATTGGGAATTATTTGAAGAAGAATTGAACGATGAAGTAGAACAAGAAAAACATGATCACTTGAAGAAGAAAAAAACGTGGGAGCAAATACAGAAAGAGAAGAAGAAAGCAGAAGAAAAGAAAGTATGGCAAAAGAAACGCAGAGTATCAAATAATGAGGGGACCAAAAAATGAAATACAAGTTGATTGATAAATTCAACAATGTAGTAAATACGGTAGATTTGGAAAGTGGTGTAGGAATAAGTGGAGCACGAACATATTTCATAGGAGTTAAACGAATATATGGAAGTGAATTTGATAAAATATGGAAAGTAATTACAGAAGATCATTGGAATAAAAAACTCAAATCACTTCATCAAAAATCATCATACAAATGGTGGAACGAAGATAGAGAAATTACAGACGATGAATTAAAGTTTTAAAATAAAATAAGGTAATGGTTATGAAAACACAAGAACTGGAATTGACTCCTGAGCAACTACAGGAGTTAGCAAAAATAGTAACTGAGATAGAGGCAGAGGCGATTCAAATGGTAAAAGATTATGAAACTAACCCATCACAGGAAAGTGGCAGTATAGTTCACGTTCACCATTCCAGTTCATTATTAGAAAATGAAGAAGAAACATTAGATGATATTGCTTTGGTAAGTAGTAGTGAATTACTCACTAAGGAATACAAAAAACAACAGGAGAATAACGATGATTGAAAATATACTGTGGACACTATTAGGAGTATTTATAGGTTCAATAGGTGGAATACTTATTATTTCACTTCTCACATCAAGTAAGACAGAAGATTTACACATGGAAATACAGGATTTGAGAACCCAACGACAATTACTCAAAGAAGAAATATTTAGATTGAGTAATCAGGCAAAACCTAAACCCAGAAAAAAACGTTCCCGTAAACCTAAAAATAAATAATGTGGAATAATATAATAGACTTTATTAAGGGTTTATTTCATGAAAGGGATACAGTAGTAGAATTAACAGAGGAGAAGAAAGAAATGAAAGTATATAAAGTAGGTGATAAATTATCTAAACACTTTTCTTATGATGAAATGACGAGAAGTCAGACTGCTTCCCGTAATGGTATAGACAATACGCCATCTAGTAAAGAGGTGAATAATTTAATATCATTATGTGATACTATATTAGAACCAGTTAGAGTTCATTTTAAGAAACCAGTTACAGTAACGAGTGGATATCGGTGCTTGGAACTAAACAGTAAAATAGGTAGTACAGATAGATCACAACATACGAAAGGTGAAGCAGCAGATTTTGTAGTAAATGGGAAACCAACTGTCACTGAAGTTTGGAAATGGATTATAGAATCAGATTTAGATTTTGACCAGGTTATTCAGGAATTTGGAAGATGGATCCATATCAGTTTTAAAGGGGACGGTAAGAACAGACATAAATGTTCAATAGCTAAAAAGGTTAATGGTAAGACAAGATACTTTCATTACACTGAAGAACAAATAGAAAATGGAGATTATGAAACAGTAAAAGTATAATACGAACTTATAAAATTTATAAATTTGATATTTATACATAAGTAAATACATATATCCCACTAATGGTTATTATATTATTTAGTGGGATTTTTTTATCTATTTCACAAATTAAAGCGGAGAACTCAATATGAAAATATCACCAGATATTAAACAGAAACATGAAGAGATGTTTTACCCAACGGTACGAGTCAGAACTAATATATCAGGTGGGTCAGGAACAGTAGTATATTCCAAAAAATATAAAGGTGAAGTTTATACATATGTAATTACTAATCACCATGTTATTGCAGAATGTATTACGGTTAAGAAAAACTGGAATCCAGTACTTAAACGTAAAGTAGATACAGAAACATTAGATACAGTTCAAGTAGAGTATTTTAAGTATAATAATTATTCACATTGTATTGGTTCATTCGCAGTAGAAGCTGATATTGTTGCTTATAGTGATCATGAAGGTGGTGAAGATTGGGCATTATTAAGAGTAAGAGATAAAGAACGCACACACGACAGTGTTGTAAAGATATTTCCCATTGATAAAATAAGTTCAATTCATATTTTTGATAAGGTATATGCTTGTGGGGCATGTTTTTTACCAAAAACTAAAATAACAACAGATGTTGGCATAAAACATATATGTAACATAGAAATAGGGGATAAAGTATTAACTCACGACGGTACGTTTCAAAAAGTAGAAAGGGTTCACAAATCCATACATGATGATGTTTTTGTTGAATTAAAATATGGAGCATTTAATACTGTAGATAGACGAGGTATAAAAGCGACTCCCGGCCATCAAATTTTAGTTACTAATGATGATGAAAATATGGTGTGGAAGAAAATTATAGATGTAGAAATTGGTGACTTTGTTGTTACAAAAGCTCATGCATGCGCTGTATGTGATA